CGCAAATCAGCACGCTAGCTGGCAAGATTGAAACTAAAATCTCCAGGGTTGACCTAGACAGTGCTATTGATAGCAAAGGCTTCTTGAAAGAGTCTGATGTCAATAGATTGGTCGATAACAAAGGTTTTGCGACGGCTACGGCTGTAACAAACCTTATCCAACAGTCTGAGCAAGGGACAACGCAGCTTATTAGCGAGGTCAAGAAGCAGATTCCGTCAATTGACACGCTTTCTGTTGGTGGTGAGAACTTGATCCGTAACTCAGCTTTTCCGGACAGCCTGGACGGCTGGGGCTATTGGGAAGCATCGCAGCCTAACTCGAATTTATCTGTGTCAAGTCATTCATTCTATTACAACGGTTCTAAGCCGTTGTTTTTGCTTTCAACAACAACAACAACAACAACGCCTAGCGCTACGATGAGATTTCCAGTGAAACGAAATACCACTTATTCCCTTAATGTTTCGATTTCGGCAGGCGGTAACCTAAAGGGGATGGATATCTATTTTCTTGGGCGCAAGTCAAACGAAACTAAAACATTTAGCAAAGTAGTTAACATCAAGCATTTCGATGGTTCGCCATCCACAAGCGGTGTTAAGAAATTTCACTTCACTTTTAACTCCGGCGACTGCGATGAAGGCTTTATCCGTATCGATAATACTGGTACTACCAACGGCAGTCAGTCATTGCTATTCTTCACCGAGCTTGATTGTTACGAGGGGACTATGAACCGTTCTTGGCAACCGTCGCCCAAAGACGCAAGCCAAGAAGTGACAGTTAAATTCAATGAAATCAAGTCTACCGTTGACGGTTTCAGCCGGACAATCGGTGAACACGGCAAGTCTATTTCGCAAATTATCCAAGAGGCACAAGGTACAGTTTGGAAAGTCGAGAACCTAGAGGATAAGTGGTCGTTTAATTTAGGTGTTACTAACAAACAATTAGACAAGTTAGGCACTGGGTTAGAAGCTACCAAATCCGAAATGTCGCAGATTGCTGGTTCATGGGCTGTTAAGAACCTAACAAGGTCTGGTGATGTGCTCAACCAAATCAACCTCAATAAGGACGGTTCGGTTAAAATTGATGGTAAACTGGTTCAAATCACCGGTTCTACTTACATCGAGGATGGAGTCATTAGCTCAGCTAAAATCGGCGAACTGTCCGCAAGTAAAATCACTAGCGGACGTTTAAACGCTTTACTGGTTGATGTCGTCAATCTAAACGCTTCAAGTGTCACTAGTGGTACGTTTACCGGCTTGAACTATCGAGGAGGTAGAATGGAAGGGCTTAACGGATCAATGAGAGTTGACTTAAACCAATCTGAGATTCATTTCTACGACAATGCAACGATTGAATTTCATAACAAAGACAATGCGATAGTTCGACGCAAAGGGACGCACACGGCGTTTGTGCATTTCAACGACACTCCACCAGATGAAGATGAAGGTGTCGGCTCGTTGTTTGCTGCGATAGGCGTCACTTCGTCTGGCGATGGAATTAATTCAGCATCATCCGGCCGTTTCTCTGGGCTTCGAGTGTACCGCGCCGCAAGAGGGTTGGAACATAATGCAGTTTTCGACCAGGCGGAACTCTATGGCGACAGAATCTTGCTAAAAGACGACTTTTATTTTGACCGTGGGTACTCTTTCCACCCGGCTTCGCTTCCAAAAGGCCGCTGGATAAATGTCACCAATCTAGGATTTGCTGCCGCAGCTCTCGCAAGGGTTTGGCAGCATTTTCTAAATGTAGGCGGAAACGGGAGAGATCCAGCATTTATTAACGCATTAAAAAACGAGCAAGCCACTTTCGGCAAAATTGCTCACTGGTAGGAGGAAACACTAATGAACGAACAAATTTACACTTCAATGATTCAAGATATTGCAAGTCAGAACGCTAATTTGACGATTGAAAAAGCTGAGTTTAAGGCTCGTTTGCAGGCAACTGTTAGCGAACTTGAGCAGGTCAAATCTCAACTAGAGCATTACCAAAACGTGCTAGCGTCTGATTCAGACCTTAACGACCTCTTTAATGAGGCAGCGCAGAAAGGAGCAACTAATGAATAAGTCTAATTTCAGTGTTACATCGAGTTATCTGACCAACCCGACAACAACACGGATTGCCATCCAGTCCAAAGATGGCTCGACGTGGTTGACACGAGACGTTCCGGGAGACCACACAAGCAAGACGGATGAAGCTAAAATCCAGCTCATTTTAGACATCTTAGCGACTGAGCTGGACCCTGCAGGGGCATTGGCACGCTATCAAGCCAAGTCAGAAGAATCTATCAAAGGCCTTGATAATCGCTTGAATCTAGCTGAGAAAGTCGCTGAACAAAGTGAATTGACTCGTAAGATTGCTAACGTGTCCATCCTCAATGCGGTAATGAGTCAGAATATCCAGTATGGCACAATCTACAAGCAATATTTGGAATTGTTGCCAGTCGCTAAAAAAGGCGATGTATTCAACGCTGGGGATATCTTTGCTATCGAAGCCCCAGACCATGAAGAAGCAGACGGAGAAGGTAAGCTGGTACTTATCCAAGTTAACGCTTCTTTCACTTATGAAAACCAGCCATTCGCTGACTTTGCAAAAGGTGGCAAGCTCGAAAACAATGGGGTTGCCACTGCATGGCTATTTAGACCGAAGGAGGGTTAATGGTACAGAAACCAGACGGCATTTTTGGTGTCTTCGATGTGGTCCGTGACTTCTATGCGCACGGTATCGATGAGCATTTATGGGTGTTCCTGCTTATGGTAATCATCGCTTGCGATATCGTCGTAGGCGTGTCCAGGGCGTGGGCTTACCATGAATTTTCAAGCTCTAAATTTCGCAAGGGGCTTGTCAGCCATACAGCCATGATTACATTCGTAGCAATCTTCTACCCGTTTGCAGTCTTCATGAACTTGGTAGGTGTCCTAGATACATTTATCTTTGCCATGATTGCAGCATACGGCTCTAGTATCTTAGCTAGCTTGTCATCTCTAGGGGTGGAAATCCCATACTTTGACAGGTACATCAAAAAAAATATTGATAAAGAAAAATTTATTTTGACCTCAGAAAATGAGGATGAAGAAAAGGAGAATAATGACAATGATTAATTTGAAATTGCGACTAAAAAATAAAGTGACGTTAGCAGCTCTTATCTCAGCAGTATTCGTTATGCTGGGACAATTTGGGCTTGAGATTCCACACAATATCCAAGAGGGTGTCAATACTCTATTGATGATCTTGGTAATTCTTGGTATCGTTACTGACCCAACAACCAAGGGTGTAGCTGACAGCGAACGAGCATTGAACTACAACGAACCTCGTGAGGACTAGCCTATGGCTAAGCTCATGACCTCTATCAACCAAATTGAAGGTGGCGACGTCCTCAAAAGCGGGGACACCACTTCCGTATTTGGTTTTGACATTCTGGGTTATGATGGAAAACGCATGGAGTTATCCGGAACCGGTAAGCTGACACTTTCCAACGACGAAACCGTGGCATTGTACCAAGATGTAACCGTAGAGAACGGGCATTTTACCTTTGTCATGGGTAATGTGGTAGAGCCTGGCACTTACTACCTCGAAATTAAACTGAATGGGCATATCTTCCCGTCTAACAATTTCAAGGTGAAAGTTAAGAACTCACTAAACGTCGATAGTGCTATTCCATCAGACAAGAGCCCAAAACTAAAGTTACTAGCTGATGAATTACGAGATTCCGGGTTAATCAGTGGTGGCACTGATACCACGGAAGACCTCGTTAATGTCTACAATCTAGCCAAAATTTGAAAGGAAACATAAATGAGTAAATTACACGATTTTGCCCAAGCTGTGGGTGCTGATATCAAAGAAATCAAGGCATCGATTGCCAGCAAGACGACTGGTGTCAGTGAAGAACGTTTGACGCAAGCTATCACACAAGCTAAAACCGATATCATCGGTAATGCACCGGAAGAACTCGACACACTCAAAGAAATCGCTGATAAAATCAATTCAGCGGGTGGCAATACTGACAGTGGCATTATCTCTAAAATGACCGAGCTCGGTACTCGTATTGATACCATCGAGCAAGAAGACCTTGTGAGCGTATATAACACAGCCAAAAACACTCTCTAATGAGGTGGGCTTATGAGTAATTTAAAAGATGTAATAGAAACTATTGGCCGCGATATTGGTGAAATTAAAGGGAAACAATCTTCATCCTTGTCTATCAGTCAAGCGTATGGGTTGTTTCCAACATATAACAACTTTTTCCTACAGGTTCTAGAACAAAATAAATTTGCGGAAGACCCAATTGTAACAAAATCTCAATTACCTACAAGTGAAATTGACGCTTTGAAACAAAAGGTCAAAGAGTTAGAGAAAACTATCTTGGAGATTAAACAAGCTATTCAAAAATAAGTACAGACGGGGCTTGTTTCGGACATATCAACTATTTAGCTACTAACCCAACCGTTCCGACTGGTTGGACAAAATTAAATTAAGGAGGCCTACTATATGGCAACAGATAATGACATCATTCAATTTGCAGAAGACCTAGCTAACGCTGGTGTCGGTACCGATGCAGATGGAAGTTGGGGTACACAATGCGTTGACTTGCCTAACTCTATCTCAATTAATTTCTTTGGCCGTGCTCTTTGGGGCAATGCTATTGACTTGCTAAACTCAGCGGCAGCAGCAGGCTATGAAGTCGAATACAACCAAGAAGGCAACCTTGATAGCCGTCCACGTCGGGGGGCTGTATTCGTCATGGATACCACCTACATCGCAGGGCATCCATACGGGCACACTGGTCTGGTTATCGAAGATTCAGACGGCTACACTATGCGAACTATTGAGCAGAATATCGACGGTAACGCTGATAGCTTATACATTGGCGGACCTGCTCGTTACAATACACGCAATTTTGACGGTATTGTAGGTTGGTTCTATTTCCCAACAGATAACCAAACACAAGCCCCTGCACCAACACCGACCCCGTTTGATGGTATAATTACTATTAACGAGGAAACCGGAACATTCACAGTTGAAGTATCAGCTCTTAACGTTCGAGCTGGTGCCGGTCTAGGTGCTGAAATCGTGGCAGTCTATGGAGCCGGTGAAACTATCAACTATGACGGCTGGTGCGACGTTGACGGCTATATCTGGATTAGCTACATTGGCGGTTCTGGTAATCGTCGCTATGTCGCAGTCGGTCAATCAGAGAATGGCCGCCGTGTAACGTCATTCGGTTCATTCACTTAAATTGTAATTAACAGACCACGAATCAAAATAAAACAAAAAGGAGTATATCACCTCCCCTCAGACCACAGTAGGGATAACATGGTGGTAGTGGTCGAAGCCCTGGCATTTGCTGGGGCTTTTTTTATTTGGTATAATATACCTACAGCAAGCAAGCCTTGACTGTCTAAAAGACTGATTAAGTTCAGCGCCATGTAAGCTATGTGCACGTAGCCCGATGGAATTTTATGGAACGGGTGCCGTCGCGCCCACCGAAAAGGGCTATTTGAGAGAGGGCCCTTTTTGTGTTATAATAAAGATCCATCATAGGCAAAGAGCCATGAGTTAGTCTCATAGCTCTTTTTTATGTTTGTGATTTCCACAGATAAGTGATAACATAGACTTCGGAATACTTGGTATCATTTCGATAAATTTCTCGAACTGCCCCGGCTTTTGGTCGGGGGTTTTTGTGTCTTCTTTGTATCGCATTAGACATTTAATCTAACTTGAGGTACACTATAGACGGACTTTCACGTTCAATGTTTTTGTTTTTTTCATGCCGCTTGGTAGCTCATGCTGCCAAGTCTTTTTTTATAAAAAAGGGGCAAATAAGGGGCAATAAGTGTAAACTTTAGTAACTTTATGTGCATTTTACCGTCTACATCTTACACGCATATGTCCTTATTTAATAGGTTTTCTTCCTATTATATACGCATTTAAAAACCGATTAACTTTCCCGCACAGTAAAATAATAAACAAATAAAAAGCCTATCATATCAAGAATTTAACCTTGATGGATAGGTCTTTTTTTATTCTAAGGGGCAAGAAAGGGGCAAGTTATCAATGATTTCAACCACCTTATTTTTCATTTTGTTGGTGACGTGGGTATAAATCTTCATCGTGGTATCACTGTCATCATGCCCAACCCTGTCCATAATGGCCTTTAATGGGACGCCATTCTCAGCCAGATAGCTGACCAGCGTGTGTCTGAATATGTGAGATGATATTGGTTTATTAATCGGCTTATCCAGTCTCTTGTTAGCAGCTTGAATAGAGTTGTTGAAGGAGTTCCGTTGAAGTGGCACTCCTTTGTCGGTCACAAAAATATAATCTCTATCCATGGCCACCCAATCGTCTGATAGCGACTTGTTTAGATCACGAATCTGTATAGCTTCATCCAGCAATTCTATTTCGCGTTTAGTCAGCTTATTGCTACGGTAGCCGGCTGGCGTTTTAGGTGGTTCCTTTTTCGCTCTCTTGTAGCCCTGGACGCTATCCAGAGTGCCAAAAATATCAAGGTAGCCATCCTCCCTCCTGTAGTTGCATGTCTCAAGAGCTACCGCTTCGCCAATCCTTGCGCCACTAACAAAAAGGAACTCGGCAAGGATTGCGTTTCTGTAGGTGCGTTTCTGTTTTCGTAATTCTGCCAGAAGTGGTAGTAGTTCAGTGTCTATCTCTAGAAACTTATTTCTTATCTTGTCGTAATCTTCCATCGTTTGTTGTTTCTTGGGAAGTTTTGCTTGCCTTGCAGGGTTGCTAGGAATATAACCAACGGTGCAAGCGTAATCGAAGGTTAGATTCAATATAGATTTAACACGCTCAAGGATTGAACGTGGAATATCGGCATCATTAATAAAGCGTTGGATATAGTGTGTATCAATGTTTGCTATTTTGACATCTACAGCGAAATTCTCTGCAACATATCTGACATTGCTAGTCATGGAACTAATCGAGGTTCTTCGAATACCTTTCTTGTGAAATTCCCACCACTCGTTCAACACATCGTTAAATGATGCGTCGGTAGTGTTTAAGCCAGACATCTTCTCAGCTATCTTATCATCAAGCAAGCGTTGAGCTTCTTTCTTTGCTCGATTAGACGCACTGTTAAGCGTTACAGACACTCGTTTCCATTTCTCAGTGTAAGGATCCTTGTATCTTTCGAAATATTTATATTTTCCATTCGGTAATTGTTCTACCCACATTGTCATATCTCCTATTATTTGGTAAAATGGGTACAGAAAAGGACATGTAAGACTGCTCTCAGTTTACACGATTTTTCTGTGATGCATAAGCTCTACACTCGAAGTTTGGCGACGGTGAGTGTAGGGCTTTTTTTATTGTGATAATAATTTAGCTTTCTGTGCTTGAAATTCTTCCTCAGTAAGTACGCCGTTATCAACTAATGATTTTAACTTAATCAATTCGTCAGCAATTAGATTCTGCGATAGTGGCTGACTGTTCTGGCTCACTTCTATTTGTGGTCTATATAGACTTTGTTTGTATGCTTCTGACGCACGTTTAATCTTATCAGATAGGACTGGGACAGCAATCTTCGGGATGTTCTTGATATGTGCCCAAGATGCCCCGTTCATCACCGAGATTTCACCTAAGAGAACCCCACTTTTAGACGATACGCCATTGACCATATCAAGAGGGATTTCAGAAGTTTGAACACCATAAATCATTCCTTTGTCGACAAACATAATGCGTTTTTGAGTTAAAACAATTAAGACAGTGTTGCCGTCATAAAATCCAGATGCGGCATATTGTATCACCTCGTCGTCTGATAGTAATTGCGGTAGGTAGTTAACCTCTTTTCGAGTGCCAAACATCTTAGGGACGCCCGCCTGCATTAATTGAGTTTGAACTGTTAATAAATTCATAATGTTACCTCATCATTTTTAGAAATTCATCCTTTACAAACGTCTCATCACAAATAGTGGTGAGATTGTATTTTTCCATAAAGTGTAAGTAATTAAAATCATCAAGATTTTCATTCTTCAGCAACTCATGAATCATATTCCTATTTGCTTGAACCTCATACTTTTCCCGTAACCGTTCATAGTCTTTAGAGTTATGTTCTAAGTGCCCTAATTCGTGCAGAATGACCTTTAAACGAGTGTCTGGGGGTAAATCCCCGTTGATATAAACAACCCTGTTTATAGGGTCGAGAAAACCGTTTCTAGACCACTCGATAGAACTAAACTCACAGATAGAGACACCGAACTGCTCAAGCAATTCTTTTTCAGTCATAGCACCTCACTTCTCTTTGCTGCTCATATATCCCGCAATTATGCCACGGATAGCCCGCTTGTCGTCCTCGGTCAGCGGTTTACCGTCGAACATCATAGCGTTGTCTATAATGTTATCGATGTCGTGGGTGTTGGGTTGTGACTGTGGTTGTTCTTTCGCCATAGGGACATCGTACCCCATGAGCCATGCTTCAGATACCCCCAACGTTCTAGCAAGTAGAACTAACTTTTCTTGATCTGGCGTTGATTTTCCATTGATGTATTGTGACAAAGCACTCTTTCCAAGTTTTACGCCCAATTCCTTTTGATGCACTTTCGAAAGGGAAATTACGTCAACTTGCTTTAAATTTCGTTCATTCATCACTTGTTGCAAGCGTGCAGCAGTAGTATTTTTCATATTCTTTACCTTTTTCCTTTATGGATTCATTATATAGTAGAAAATAAAAAAGTTCAAGAAAAATCAAAAAAAAGTTCAAAAAATTGAACAAAAACTGTTGACAAATAAAAAGATAAAGATTAAAATAAAACCATAAAGTTCAAGAGATTGAACTTAGAAAGGAGAACTCAATGAGATTTGACTATGCTAAATTAAAAGGTCGCATCAAAGAAAAATACGGAACTCAAGAAAATTTCGCAGAAGCTATCGGCATAACTCCAACAACGATTTCATTCAAAATCAACGGAAAAGCAAAGTGGCAACAAGACGAAATTGTGAAGGCAGCTAGATTATTAGGAATCTCGAAAAATGAGATTATTGAATATTTTTTTAACTATGAAGTTCAAGAACTTGAACTAAATAATTAAAATTATGAAAGGAGCAAAAAATGAATCACATTCACGATTTTATCGAGTTCATGCAAAAAGGCCGCCCAATCCCAGAATGGGACTTCACGACCTACATGTTCTTTACATTCTCAATGCTTGTTGGAATCCTCATTTTGCTTCCTATTCGCTTTGAGCGCTCGTTTGGAGAGCGACCAAAAAGCACCGAAGATGGGGATGCTAGCGAAGGACATTAAATTACCGAATTGAGTATCAGACAGGACGATTAAGCAGTTTCTCAAAACGAGGAACCCAAAGATAGCCAAAGAGATAACAAAGCTATAAGTTATATCACCGTCTTTCTCAAGTTTGAGAAAGAGCAGAATGTCATGAATATAAGTTAACACTATCAGCGAAATTAACAAAGCAACGCCAATCACTAGACTTAGATACGTCCAATTGATGTCGGCAAGGCTAGTCAAAGCTGAATGGCTATCTGGTGTAATACAGTGGAATTCAACGTATAGCAAGCCCACTAACATTAGTGGTACTAATACTTCGGATTTGTTTTTCATGTTAAAACCTCGTTTTTTTAAAAACTATTATAGCAAAGAAAGGAAACACTATGAATGAAATTTTTAACTTTAATGGAAAGGCAGTCCGAACTGTAACTATTAACAATGAGCCTTACTTTGTCGGTAAGGATGTGGCTGGGATTTTGGGATACCAAAATGGTAGTCGAGATGTCAATAGACACGTAGATGAAGAAGATAAGCTGAAGTACCGTTTCGGTACCTCAGGTCAAGACAGAGAAATGATTATCATCAACGAATCAGGTCTCTACTCGCTCATCCTATCCAGCAAACTACCGCAAGCCAAGGAGTTTAAACGTTGGGTTACATCAGAGGTTTTGCCGACTATCCGCAAACATGGCATGTATGCTACAGACCAACTACTTAATGACCCAGACCTTGCCATTGCAGCCTTTCAAGCTCTTAAAGACGAACGAGCTAAAGTGGTGAAACTAGAGGCTGAGTTAGCCTTGGCACAAGAACAAGTACGCTACTTCGACATTATCCTAGAAAGTAAAGGGGCGGTGCGTGTTACCCAGATTGCGGCAGATTACGGCATGAGCGCCAAGAAATTCAATGCAATCTTGCATAATCTAGGTGTTCAGCACAAGGTCAATAGTCAATGGATTTTGTATAAGAAACACATGGGTAAAGGCTATGTCGATAGTTCGACATTTGATTACAAGGATAAGAACGGTCAAGCTCAAGTCAATATGACAACGACTTGGACACAAAAAGGGCGCTTGTTCTTGTATGAATTGCTAAAAGTTAACGGCATCCTGCCACTCATCGAGCAAGGCGATTAAAGGAGGACTACCAATGGAAATAACCTACAGACCCGTCGGAATTAACGAAACAGCTGAGTGGGGAGACTATGATCACCTCATGCAGCGGTGGGAAGGCCTGGGGAAGTCGATGGCAAAAAACCTCATTCGAGAAATGAGGGACAACAAAGACTTTCGAGACTATGTATTCAACCCAACACACAAACTGGTTTTTATCAACTACGAAGGATTTAAGTCCTTCATCGAATGGAAAACCAGAAACAGATTCAAATAACATTAACACCCTAGCCGCAACAGCGAGCTAGTGAGGA